GCGGAACGGCAAACAACCGCGCCCTTGCCGCCGCCAAAGGAAAATACGTTTTTTATTTGAACAGCGATACGATTTTATTAAACAATGCGGTAAAAATATTTTTTGATTACTGGGAAGATGCAATCGATAAGGATACAATCGGTGCGCTCGGAGCAAACCTGCTCGATACACAGGGGCATATCATTCATTCATACGGAGATTTTCCCGATATCGATTCCGTTATGAAAGATACGATAAAAGCCCTGTACGGGACGTTTAAGCTCACACTACTCAATGTTTTATTTCGAAAACGGATATCCTCGTATAATCAGAATTCGCCGAAAGAAAAACTACTCGGCGAAGTAGACAGTATAATCGGTGCGGATCTTTTCTTAAAAAACGATGAATATGCGTATTTTGACGAGCGTTATTTTATGTACTGCGAAGAAACGGATCTTCAATACCGGCTTGCGCGGCAAGGAAAAAAGCGGCTTTTAATCGACGGTCCCAAGATCATTCATCTGAACGGCGCGTCATCAAAAAAAGAGATACCGGATACTGTTCGCATATTTTCAACTTTTTCTTTTATCAATTATAATTTATCGAGGATTTATTTTTTTCGAAAACACGGCGCAAACCGTTTTAAAATTTTTATTATACTCTATAAACTCCTCAATATTTTCAGGTATCAGAGATTAATTCACAGTTATTAAATTGCCATTGTCCTTGTTGGTTTTTATTATTTCTTATTCAACTTATACAGTAGATAAAGGCTAAAAATCGTTACTACTGTCTGAAGAAATTTTGTATTTGTCAGTATTTGCATTAATACTCCTCCTTAGTTCGTTCTCCCATATTTCGTTCCCAGACCATATGATGAATTTTCATAAATTCTTCTTCTGTTGCTCCTAAATGCTCTGCAACAAGTAATATGATTGAAAAATGTTCATCAACATTGTACAAAGCTGTTAAAAAATCAAGTAGTTTTGTAAAACTGCAATTTTCTTGGATAAAAAATTCTTTTTTGAATCTAATATCCTTGTTTCTTATTCTGCTATCAAAACGATCATTATTGACATAACTCAAAGAAAAATGCAGCATATCGGACAATTCTTCTAATGCTCTTTGTTTATTGATTTCTTTTACACTATTTTTCCAATAGTTCCAAGCACTTTTCACTTCCTGTAAAAATTCTCCCAGTTCTGTATGATAAGCTAATCTTATCAATTCAAGATCACGTTTTCTGATAGTTTCTTTTTCGTCAAATTTATTATCCAATAATTTTTGCCTTCTCAATAGTTCGTCAATATCAAATTTTTTCAACGCTTCCATTATTCTATTTCCTCCACTTCTATTTCCATTCTAGGATTTTTCTTATCACAACTGTCAACTATCAGTTGACTATTGACTAAATATTTAACACTGTCATCTACAATTATCCCCAGTTCCTTTAATGCATCGTTCATAAATTTTCCAATTACTGAAGCTACATTTTCGAGGTCACTTCCTGAGTTTTTGTAGAAATAACGGTATCGGACCTGATATTTACCTTTTATTTTTTCTTTGTTTTTTAAAAGTTTCAATCTTATCAGGTCATGATATTCATGCTTAATTTTGTTTTTTACATGTTCGTTTTCATTTCTATACCAGTTTAGGCTCATTAAAGTTATTTTATTCTTTCTAGTCTGCCAATAAACTGGTAATTCAAGTTTAATCATTGTTTTCACACTCTTTCAAATACCAGTTTAGATAAGTCTGTGCTTTTTTATAATCCTCTAAGCCATTCTTTTTTTCTGCCCTTATCAGATATTTCATAGTATTTCCCTTGCAAAATGCCTTAAATCCCTCTTGTCCTAACACCGACTTAATGACTTCTATTGATTCAACATTTAAGCCTTCAAGTTTATAATGTTTGGGGCTTTTAACATTTTCCTCTCTAACTTCCATTATTCCTCCTATTTAAAATTTTCTTCTTTTTTCATTTCTAAGTATTTTTTCTCTGAAACTAGTTTGTCACCTGAATATACGTTCCTTATCGAGCCTTTGTTTCTTTTCACAAACTCCCATATCTTTTCATAGTCATCTGATTTTATTTGATGTTTACCACCATTTAAATCTATTATTTCCATGAAATAAACTCTTATTTTACCCATTAACTAACTCCTTGAAATAGTTGCATCTGCTCGGCAATTATTGATTGTTTTTTCTTATGCTTTTTTAGAAACAACTGCCTGAATATTGCTTCAAGTACGGTTACAACTATTGAATTTCCTGCCTGTTTATAGAGTTGTGCATTTGATGTGCCAACAGATTTAGCTGCATAATAATCATTATCACTAAATCCCATAAGTCTCCATGTTTCTAAAGGAGTTAGTTTTCTTATTCCATTTTCTTCTTTCAAAAAATTATTTTCTTGCCATGAGCTTGATGTCATCGTTGGAACAATATTTTCTTTTATTCCTCCTTTATTGAACCCATGACTTTTTTGTATTATGAAATTATCAGTTGACCTGTATCCTGCTCTTGTTGTTATTGCAAATGCCGTGTCACAGTCTTCTAATTTTCGCGGATTAAATCTTTCACCTCTAACAAATCCGTTTCTATTTGTCATATCTGAAAAACTTTTTAGATACTTTTCTGACAAATAATATTTTTCCGGAACATGATCCTCTAGAAAATCTTTCATTTTGATTTTTAATTCCTGTTTTTTTGGAAAAACATAATGGATATTATCAAGTGAAGAAATAACAAAAACTCTTTCACGGTTTTGAGGTATTCCATAATCTTTGGCATTTAATACTTCCCAGTTACTGTAATATCCTAGACTGTTCAGGAAACTTAGCCAACGCTCGAAATCTTTTATAAATTTCTTTCCAACGAGGTTTTTAACATTTTCTAACAAAAGATACTTCGGCAATGTTCCGTTCTCTTTTGCTTTCAACAAAAGTCTTTCAACTTCTAGTAACAATCCACTTCTTGTATCTTTACTTATTCCCTTTTGTTGCCCGGCAACTGAAAGGTCTGTGCATGGAAAACTATATGTTAACAGGTCACAATAAGGCAACTCCTCAATCTTCGAAATATCTCCAAAGTTATGCACTTTGCCATGAATTGCTTCGTATGACTTTATAGCAAACTTATCTATCTCGCTTATTCCCACAACTTCATAGTCTAGTCCTAGGTTTCTTAATGCCATTGCCTGACTTCCTACTCCCGAAAAAAGTTCTATAACTTTTATTTTTCCCATATTTATTCCCTCGCCCAATCATTAAGAGTTCTGTATCTCTTGAAAATTTTTCCTGTTTCATTGGAATAGATTACATATCCAGTAAACCTGTTGAGAAATCTTGGGGTAGTCTGTTCTTTAAACACAACCCCTTTTCTTTTCAAATTAGTTACTTGATGTATAATAGAACCTTTTGATTTTTTTAAGATACTCGCACATTCTTTGACACCTTTTTCATAGTAAGAATTTTTAAGAAATTCATTTTCCTCTTCTGAATATCCACAACCTGCTCTACTTAAAAAAGTATTTCTTAGTTTGTTCAGGTTTTCAGTTCCAAATTTTCTTGTCATTTTTATCTTTATTGAACCTTCTTTTCTCCCTAATTTCCTTGCAATTCCCAATTTGTCGAGATTAGTTCTGAAAATAAGATTTTCAAGCATTTCTTCTTTTTCCATGTCCCAAGCTTCATATTTCCGTATTTTTAAACGCCTGCACATCATTCCTATTGAACATGGAGACCTTTCAAATATTTGGGCAATTTCTTTATCCTCAAGTTTTTCAATTGTTTTCAATCTTCTTAAATCTTCTATTTCCTGAATAGTCCAATATTTTCTCATTTTCTTTCCTCCAGTTCCAGTCTAAAGTTCCGTTCCAAATTTTGTCTGCAATTATTTTTTCAGTCTTTTCAAAAACAACAATTGACTTGTGTATCAGTGTATTGTCTTCATTGTACATTTCTTCAATCTGTTTTCCTTTTTCATCTCTGTATTCTATAAGTTCCTGATTTTTCTTTGCTAAAGCATACAGAGATAAATAAGCTCCGAAAATGTCATCAAATTTTTTAACATCTTCATTAAAGCTGTAATAAATCTTTTTAGCTTTTTCTATAATTTCAGAACTTATAAAGTCGTTTCTAAAAAGATATGCTGTATCTTTTATTTTCCGAAAAATAAAATTCATTCTGCTAATTATAGTTTGAAAAAATACTATTTCATCTATGAAATTTTCATCTAAATTTTCCAATATTTCATAAAAAACAATATTTTCATCACTGATAAATCTTAAATGTTTGCTTTGCTTTTTGATTGTTATGAATTTTAAAGCAAAGTCATCAGGACTTAATAACAAATCAAAGTTATGAAATGAATCTCTCACAAATTGTTTCAGCTCATCCAAAACTAATTGCTTTTTACTTTTCTTTGCCATTTTAATCCTTATTGAAACTGCTCAACTGTTTTATTTTCTCTTTGTTGTTCAGCTTTAATTGCATCATTTCCTGTTATTTTTTTCATTTATCCTCCTAAAAATACTTTTCAAAGTCTTTTTTATATAAGTCTTTTCTTCTGCTTTCCCAGTTGAAAAGATATTTTTTACATTTGCTTTTAATTCTATCCATCAGCTTATCACTGCCGTTTATTTTTAAAAACTCTTCCAGTTGTGTATAATCCAAATTGCTATTTATAATCATTGATTTATTATTTTCATAGAGAAAATTCAGAATCATGAACATCTTTTCTTTTCCCCAGTCGCTTAAAAATTCATTACCAAGGTCATCAAAAATAACTAGTTCAGCTTTTGAAAGTCTTTCAAGCAAAAATCCATCATCTTCATCATTACGTTTTTTATAGCTTTCTCTTATTTCTTCCAGCAAAGCTGATAATGATGTTCTGTATACAAGATACTTTGAATTTAAAGCATTCATAATACAGTTTGTGTAAAATGTTTTCCCTGTTCCGGGATTTCCTATCATTACTATTCCAAGTCCTTTTTTCTTTATTGCTTCAAAGTTTTCACAATATCTTTCAAATGATTTTTTGAATTCTTTTTCTTCAGGACTTAGAACTTTCGCATTTTCAAATCTTTTATACCAGTCCTGCTCTGTAAGTCTTGAAAGTTCCATGTATTTATAAATATCCTGCTGTTTAAAAATACTAGCTGGTACACTCTCAACATTAGTTCCAGTCGTCAAATCCTTTTGTGTAATCTGGCTTTTTTGAATGTCTGTCTTCATTTTTTCTGCCATATCTTGCATTGTTTGAATTCCCATTGTTCACTCCTTCCTTAGGCTCGAAAATTCCCGAGTAGTTATTCATGATAGATTTTTCTATAATATCCCTTAACTCTTCAACAGAGTATTTTATAAATCGCCTTATCAGAACATCTAATGATTTTGTATTTTTATACTGATTTTTTTCTTTTTTGTACTCTACCCATTCCTTAAAGATTTTTTTCTTTTCAGAATCAATCTCCAAAGTTTCTATGTACTCAAAAAGTTTTTCTGTATGATCCGTTTTTTCTTTTTTATTTTTTTCTTTAGTGTTTAATTCTTTAGTTCTTGATTGTTTAGTAATTAATATATCAGGTTGGTTTTCTAACTGTAGATTTTCTACTGGTTGATTTTCAACCTTTAGATTTTCTATTGTTACATTTTCATCAGGTTGGTTTTCTAACTGTAGATTTTCTGCTTTTTTATTGACTCTCTGTCGTTCTTCTTTCTTCAAAGGACTTTCAAAAATTTCATATATGTATTCAAATTTCCCATTTCCTTTTTTAGGTGCTAATTTTTGAATCCTTAAATATCCAAATTCCTTAAGTTCCTGTAACGAGCTTTTTACAGCACTTTCACTTTCACTGCAAAGACTAACTAACCCCTTTAGTGAATAATTCCAGTCATCAGGTAAGCTTAACATCAAAGTTAAAAGACCTTTTGATTTCAGACTCATTTTTCTTTCTTTTAAATGAATATTAGGTATTATCGTATAATCTCTTGTTTTATTTACTTTAAATTTAGCCATTTTACCCTCCTAATCAAAATGAAATTTTTCATGGCACTTCTTGCACAAGCATATTAAATCTTCTCTCCAATAAAGATGTTCATATCCATGCCTTTCATATGTTTTATGGTGTGTTACTAACATGTGATTGCTACTGCATAATTCACACTTATATTTTGCCTTAGCTTTAACTCTTTGAGCTATTGCTTTCCAATATGGAGTATTCAAAAATTCTCTATATTCTAAAGTGTTTATGTATTCAGCAATTGTTTCATTTTCTATACTGACATCAGAAATATATCTCATTTTGTCATACACTCCGATATCTTCTCTCCAACTTCTTTCAGGATCAAGATATAACTCTATATAATCCATAGTTCGCTGCAAGAATAAATTTTTGACCTCAACTTTTTTATTTTCATTTTTTTGTTTTTCTTTTTCCTTACATTCTTTACATTCAAAACTCTTTTCACTTTGCAAGTGTTCAAAAAGTTTAGTCTTGCTTATCATTTCTTCAAATATTTTCCCACATTCTTTGCATTTTACTTCTACTTGATATAAATAAGGATTACTGTTGTTGTTTCCTGCTTTTATAAACAATTTATTCCACTGTGGTAGTTTCCATTTTTTTAAATAATCAATAACTTCTAATGTTATTCTGTCACTATTATCAATAAAGCCGCCTTCTTTTTTTGATAAAAATTCATCAAAAAATTTAAAGTCTATCATTTTCTCACCTACTTGCTTTTAATATGCTAATATGCTATAATTGTTGCATAAATTAAATTATAAAACTCTATATGAATCGGACTATATGTCCGATTTTTTATTGAAATAATTCCATTTGTTTCACCTTCTCTTCGACATTGATAACTTTTTCTAAAGCTAAGTTATACATGTCTTTTTTTATTTCAAAACCGTAAGAATGCCTTTTAAGCTCTTTTGCAGCTCTCAAAGTTGTTCCACTCCCAGCAACTGGGTCAATTACCGTATCACCTGCATCAGTAAAAATTTCAATCAATTTTTTCAAAACTCTCACTGGCTTTTGTGTTGGGTGTATTTTGTTTACTTTTTCAGGATTATCTCTCTGCCATTCAAACCAGTTCAATATCATTTTTTTATTGTTATTGAACTTTGGTAATTTTTCCCTATAAAGAACAAGTGCATATTCAGTAGCTCCAACTATTTTCATGTTAGCTTTTAAAACCTGTGGGCTACTATTTTTGATAAAAATTAACGGGATGTGATTATTGAATCCGTATTTTTTCCCATATTCAATAACCATTTGCATCTGCTGGAATGCACAAAAAACTATCATGCAAGGGGACTTCCCTTTTTCCTTTGGCTCTTTTATAAGCATTTTCGAACAGAAGTGCATAAATTCTGCTATTTTGAAATTGTGGTCTGTATCAAAAAATGCTTTTCCTGCCTTGTTGCTTTCTCCATTCTTATTGTCTCCGTCAACATACCATTCAGGACTGCTTGCATAAGCATTATTACCCAAATTATATGGGATATCCGCAATTACAAGCTGTGCTTTTGGTATGTGATAACGTTTATAATTTTGGTGATGGTCATTAAATAACTCACACCTTATATTATTTTTCATTTATAACCTCATTTCTGCTTTGTATGAGCAGACAAGCCCAGTTAAGGGCAATTATCAACTCAAAAAATCATTTTAAAGATAGTATGCTTTGGACTATGTCAGAATCGAACTGACTTTTTCTCCAGCAGAAATAGTCCATATTGGCGGACAGTATCGGACTCGAACCGATAAGATATCACTATCACAGTTTTAAACTGTTCCTTTTTCCTTTCAGGCAAACTGTCCATAAAACAACTGGCACAATTTAAAAAGAAATCAGAATCAAACAATAAAAATTTTATAGGAGTCTGTGCCAGCAAGTTTTAACGAGTTACTTCTCTCAAAAACCTCTTTTCAGGGTATAATATATTGCCAATATCTCACACTGAAAGGAGGTGTTTTTTATGTCCATAAATAATCAAATCTACTATATCCTAAAAATCATTGATGATACTGATGATTTTGATACTGTTGATTTAGATGAAATATTCAAAATAGAAAATTTGGATATTTCAAAAAGCAAATTTTACCATCTCGTTAAAAATCTTATAGAAGAAAATTATATTGAAGGACTTACTATAAGATTTTCAAACTTAGATGAACCAGTAATTGCTATTACTAGTCCTTCCTTGACTATTAAGGGTAAAACTTTTTTAGAAGAGAATTCTCAACTGAAAAAGCTTTACCGGATAATTAAGGAAGTTAAAACTTGGTTTTAGATTCCTTTTCTCCTTTGTCAATAGGCTTAAAGAAATATTTTAATTCTTTTCCCAGAAATGATGTCAGGAAGTCTATTTCCTCTTCAATCATATCTGGGAATTTTTCATGCACCATATTTCTTAAATCAGTACTTAATTCCTTTAACCTTTCCAGTCTTTTCTTTGGTTCGTAGAGGATGTATCCTTTTGTTTTTTTGTCTTCCATCTTTCCTCCTTTTTTATTTCCGTGGTAATCTTCAACAAAAAGAGCATAAAAAAATTATAATGTCTTAGCTTGGGACATTAACTCTTTTATTCTTTCTTTTTTATTTTGCATAAAAGCCCGTCTTATATTTTCCCTATTTGTCTTGTATTTATTGACAAATTGGCTTATTGATACTTTTTTTCTGTAAAGAATATTTTTAAAAATAATATATTCTTCACTTTCCATTAAACTATTTTTTTTGTTCATAACTTTACCTCCAACATAAGTATAATACCAAATGTGGTAATTGTCAATAAAATTTTTAAAAATAAAAAGACTCAGTTAAGAGTCTTTAATATAAAATTATTTCAAACTTACTTCTGCTTCTCCCGTTTCAGAAAAAATATTGTTCACAGTTTTTAATACTAATCCTGTTGAATTTGCCACATCATCTGGAACATCATAGAATATTTTTTTAGTTATTTCAGTTCCTGGATTTATGTCTTCAAAATTCATGGCATCTTTCAGAGAAACCATCGTCGGAGAATACTGTTTCTCATTTAGAAACAGTTGAAATCCTCCACTGTCTATTTTAATCATTGAATTTGATATATTTTTTATTTTTACTGTCAGTATAAGGAAACTGTTTTCTTTTGAATTTGGTTCATAATATATATACTCACTGTCACTCACTTTTTTTGAAACTTCCTTTGATAAAACTGTAAATTCAACTTTTTCTGTTTTTATTAATTCCGTTATTGAAGCTTTTTTGTTTTCCTGAGATTTTCCAGCATTATTACCATTCATATTTTCAGAAAATTTTGTAAATCCTAAACTGATTATATCAATAAATTCCTTATTTTTCGGATTTTCTCCATCAATTTCCCAGTCATTTCCATTCTTTTTCAGAATAGCATTAACATTTTTTTGACTATATTTAAGATCCTTTGAATTTAATTTCTCTTCAAAAAACTTTACTACAAATTCATCTCCTATTTTTGATATTTCTTCATTACTTTTTCCATAATTGGCAAATGCCAAAGCCATAGCCTGCTGCAAAAATTCAGGAATATATGAAGATAAATCTGGTGCCTTAATGTCTAAATTTATTGTTGCATTATCTCCTTCAACTTTAGTACTTTTGATAGTGTAGGACATCTTTTTATACGCATTTAAGAAAATTTCTGTTCCTTTATCTCCTTTTGTAATATTTGAATTAGGATTTAATTTCTTAATTTTTTCAGCATCTCCACTCTTTAATGCATTCATTACGGTTTCAAAATCTTTTTGCGGTTTTGGTACTCCACAACTCATAAATAAAACTGATAGCATAAAAATCAATAATACTTTTTTCAAATCTAATCAACTCCTTTAAATTTTTAATATATTATACCTCATTTGAAAGAAATTTCAAAGAAAAAAGAGCCATTAGGCTCTTTAAAATTCTAACATTAATTGAATTTGTTGATTTTCTTGTATTCTTTCTTTTACCTCGTTTAGAAAATATGCAGTGACCAAATCAAGAAAATCTTTTCCTAAAGTTTCCACTATTTGTAATTCTTTTCCAACTTCCTTAGCAGTTTCAAAAGGTATTTTCAAGGAAGAAATATAATGATTCAACATTCTTTCCATTGTTTCGCGGTAATTTTTTCTTGCTAATTGTAACTGACCTTCATCTCCACTTATATATGCTGAGATATATTCTTCAGCAATATTTTTCTTTTCTTTTTTTATTGCATCTGTCATAAAATGTAATGTTTTATTAGTTAACTCTATATTATTTAATCTTAAAGATT